GCGCGTCTCCGCTTGAGTTTGGCGCGGTGGCGTCGGACGGACGCCTCGGAGGTGTTGAACCGTTCGGCGAGCTCTACGTTGCTTGCGCGCTGGTCCTCAGGGAGAAGGTCGTTCTCGATGATTGCTTCATCAAGGGGGGTCATCATGGTTTCTTTCTGTTCAGAGTGTGACAACGGCCCGGGGGAGACATCTTGGTCAATCCCCCGGGCCGTTCACCTATCCCACATCCAGCGGAGTCACTCACCGGAATGATCGAAGTCTACCGCGCCGACTAGGGCTTTGCAAAGCGTGACGGGCTGGTATGCGGTTCTGTAACCTTTCTTCTTCCAGCGCCACGCGAGGTAGCGGGCGCAGGGGCGCCACGTGCAGCGGGCGTCAACTATCTTAAGGTGGATGTCATTCTCGTCACTCATTTGCTTCTCCTGCATTTTCCACAGATGGCGGTTTCGTTGGTGACTTTCCAGCCGAGTGTTCTGGCTGAGGTTTTGGCGACGGACTCGACCGCAACCCAGGGCTTGGTGCGGTGGTGTGACTGGATGATGCGCCGCTCGCGGCACTGGGTACAGACGATCTTCGCAACCCACTTGTCTCCATGGAGAGTAATGTTGACCATGAAAGTCCTTTCTAGCTGGGCCAGGCGCGAATCATCCACGCCTGAGCCCTGCTGACTTCTGTATTACTGGCGGCCCATTGCTCGTAGTGCTCGGCATCTGGGCCACCGTATTCGGAGTGTATGCTGGACTCTACCTCTTCGAGAATGAGCCAACAGTCTGGGCAGTACCGGAGGGACCAGTGGTAGGTGCCATCCTTCCAGGTGTCCCTCCGGTACATGAGCCCTTGCCTGATCGTTGTGAAGCAGGCGTCACAGATGACCTGCCCCCTAGAGTGGGGGTGCGTCGTCTTGCGCTTCAGGGTAGGCATTAGTCGCCATAGAAGGCGCTTGCAATCACGAGCACGAGTGTCACAGAGAACGCCACGGCAATTGGTTTAATGTACCAAGGTGCGTACACGACGGCTGCAACCACGGCGACAGCAACGACTACCACAGCGGCGGACATGGCGATCACAGCCGCAACATATAAGAGGAACTCGCGCTTGTCTGTGCCTGACATGATATCCCAGTCCATCAGAACGGGGCTCCCGCGTTAGCCCAAGGGTCGCCCTGCTGGCCGCCCTGAGGGGCGTTGAATGAGGCCTGCTGATGGCCGCCACGGCGGGTGATGACGCCGCGGAAGCGAGGAAACTTGACCTCAAGACTGGTGCGGTGCTGGCCGTCGTTACCCTCCCAGGCTCGCTGAACGAGGAGGCCGGTCACGGTGACCTTGTCACCCTTCCTTAAGGTGTCGGCGAGGTAGCCGTGCTGCTCTCCCCAGAATGAGGCTGTCACCCACAGGGGCTCGCCGTCGTCCTCCCACTTTCCGTCCTGTGTCTTGCGGGATGCGGTGGCGGCGATGCGGAGTGAGGTGATCTGCTGCCCTGACTGCGTGTACTTGATCTCAGGGTCGGCTCCGAGGTTGCCTTCGACGGTGATGTCGCATGCCATGGTTAGTTTTCCTTTCGTGTGGGGTGCAGGAGGGCCTGCACGTCGGATTCCTGGACGTAGATCACGGCAGATCCGACGAACTGATAGGTGGAGAGGCCCCGCTTCTTGATGTGTCGATCGAGGGTCTGGCGGGATACCCCTAGCTGTGCGGCTGCCTCGTTCTTGGTGAGGTAGCCTGGGATGGTTTTCATCTGTTTCCTTTCAGGAGTCTGGTGAGGTCTCCAAGTGTCAGTGTACACCATTGTTGGTCAGGTTTGGCGACACCGTGACGCTTGTGAACAACGATACCCGCGATGGCTCCAGCGTTGCTCGCCTCTACCTGGGCTTCGCGGGTCCACTTCGGTAGGTCCATGCGGGCCACATCCTTGCACTCGATGACGATCTTGTGGTCACCCATGCGCACGTTCGCCACATCGCCCTTATCCTTGGCCCCAGCCTTCGGGGCGCGGTCGATCCTGTCGTCATTCAACTCCTCAGCGAGGTAGTCGGCGACCACTCTCTCAAACCGCGCCCCGGCTGCCTTGGCGCTCCTACGCGTCCGCGCCATCGCCACCCTCGTCCCGAATGGCCTCATAGTAGGCGTCAGCCCACTTCTTGGTGTGGTGCCGCGCAACCGCCAACTCCAAGCGCAGAGAGTCGCACTCTCCGCCCTTGTAGACTGCGTAGGAGAGCGAAGCGATAGCGATCAGCAGCGTCACGATGCACATGAAGATCATGATTCCTACTCACCGTCCTGGTAGCGTGAGAGCCAGGCGAGAGCGAGCCCCCCAACCTGCGTGACCTCAGAGACGAGATCGGAGTTGTGGCCGGTCGAGGCGGTATTGTCGTAGGTGAGCGCAGCACACACCTCGCCAACCTCCTCAGCCAGAGCATAGAAGCGCGACTCATTAGTGTGCTTGTCGCTGTCCAGCGTCATCCCAGGATGCTTCTCCCTGGCGCGCTCATACTCGTCCAGGAAGGCACCTGCCGCATCATCAACGTCAAGCCAGTGAAGCAGCATGGCAGCATCCTCGGCCATCCTGAATAGCTCGAACTCCAGATCTTCATCAAGATATTCGACTGCCGCCAGGTATGACTCATCCTTGGCTGTTTGCATGGCGAGGGCGATTCGCCCTAGCTGCCTGTGCCAGTGGCCGACTGCCTCGAACGGGCTCAGCGTTTCCTCAATGAATGGCTCAAGAACCCGGTGAGCCAAACCAGCCATGCTGCTCATTTTTCTTCCTTTCGGTTGTGGTATGGGCATTCCGTGTCGTAGCCACTGTCGTCAATCAGCCACCCCTGGCGTGCCCCAAGACCCCTAAGTGTCTTGAGGTCGCGAAGTTCCCGAGATGAGTCCTCAGGGCCAGGCTGAAGGTTGATGCGATTATTGCAGCCAGGGTGATTGCATGTGACTGTCGCGTAAGTGTAGGTCACCTCACTTACCCCAAGCATTCTCTGCTCCCGTCATCCTTGAGTAAATATGTTCTCCCGTCCCAGTACTGGACGGGGATCGCTTCAGGGTTATCCACGAACTGCGGAATGTTGTATCCCGCCTTTCGCGCTTCGCTCCTGTTCTGTTCAATGTGCCCATGACAGCCCCGCACCCCATCCCCACAGAGGAGGATGAGGTTACTGGGGCTGTTCGTGTTGGGCGACTTACTGCCGCCCATGCCGCGCGCCCTCCTGTGCTGGATACTCATGGGGCCGTTCCCGGCGTGCCTGCCGCATCGGGCACACCGGTACTGGTCCCTCTCGTACACGACTATCCTTGTTTCCTGGGAGGGTCCTGTTCTCCTGGGAGACCCCTTCCTAGCCATGGGGGCTTTCCATGCCAACTAGGGTCTCTAGTAGAGACGCGTTCATGGCCCGCTCCTCATCCAGGGCTGCCTGCATCCTGTCGATTCTGGCGAGAAGGTTAGCCACATCGGCCTCCGCGGGGAACGGCAACTTCCCCTTAGCCTCATACCGGCCACGGTTGCACCAGTTCTCTGACCGCTCCCGTATCTCCGCAAGCCTCAGCCGCGCATTCCTTTCCCGTGGGGTCACCATCAGTCACCCCCAACCTCGATCATCCGAATGTCCCCAGAGGCGATCAACTCCTGGATGGCATCCGCCTGCGCAGTAGAGATCCTGACCGAGATACGCGGATCACCCTGAACAACCTCGACGCCGTCAGGGATCTCACCAGTCTGCTTGATGAAGCCATCAAGTGCAGCCGCGGCAGTGAACCATGGTGCGGGAACCTTGTGCACGGCGTCGGGCTTGTTCCACTCCAGCCAGGCCACCAGTGCTCTCTCATCCACAACCTGGTACTTCGGGGCGGGGGCACTGACACTGACGGTCCCGACCTGTAGGCCGTCAATCATTGGCCTTGAGGTGTCGCCAGGGGCCATCACCTCTTCGAGTTCCGCTAGTGCTCTCTTCTTCTCCTGGGAGGCCACCTTGGCGACGTGCGCCGCAACGACAGCCCTCCTTAGCGCGTCTTCCTTGCTCATCACTGAACCTTTCCTGCACCGTAGTTGTGCTGGAGCCACGCCCTGAGCATGTCCGGGTTGGCCTTGCCGCCGGCTGCGAAGTACTCCTCGCGCACCTTGTTTCCGTCAAGGTGGTGGGTGGAGCAGAACCCGTCGAGGATGGTTGCGCACTGCTCCGTCACTGACTGCTTGGGAACCCCCTGTTCCGCTGGGATACCCCTATTCTCTTGGGAACCCCCTATTCCGTTGGGAACCCCCCTCTCGAAGGACTCGCCGTCAGGGTCCGGCTCATCAGTGGGGATGGTGAGCGCCTGAAGAAGGAACGTCCTGTAGGCGACACTCATCGCCTTCGCCACAGCCTTGTCACCGAAGTCCATAGCCTCGGCTGCGACCTTGCCGTGGATGCTGTCACCGGATGGCCCGTAGATGCGGTAGGTGACCTTGATGACCACCTCGGCTGTCTGCTTACCGTTGGCGGTGGTCCCATTGCTGCGATGCACCTCAACGTCCTCCGGGAGGATGGTCACCCCATGCTTACGCAGGGCCGGGCCGACAGCGTTCATTACGGCATCGATCCCACGGAAGTTGAACTTCTGCGCCTGGTTCTTACTGTCCTTCCTGACTGCCTGAACATCCCCCATAACCTTGGTGAGCGCCTGGTGGACTGTTGTCTGTTCTGCCATGTGTCTTCCTTTCCTGGGAGGCCCCTATTCTCCTGGGAACCCCCTATTCTCCTGGGAACCCCCTATCCAGGGGGCAGCAACACCCGAGGTCTAGTTGGAGGCGACCAGAGCCCCGACCGCCATGACCGCGTGCCCCATCGTCGCAACCATGCGCGTGACGCCACCCGCAGTCACCGCGACCCTCCCTTCAACCGGGGCGATAGTGATCAAATCGGACTCTGCGGTCGTGACACTGTAAACGTCGCCGACACGCCTAACCTTGAGGCGCTGGTCGAACGCCTTGATGCGCATCCGTACCGGGTCATGGAAGTTGTGTGCGTTCGCCTCAGCGAGCGTGTCTGCGATGACGACCTCATCGCACTCGACGTACCCCCAGAATCGATCGGGCTGCCCTGGTCGACGGACAGTCCACCAATCCTGCGTCAACTCGGCTGCGGCACCACCAAGCACTACCGTGTACCCCATTGGGGTGGGTGCCACATGCATGCGCGCATGGGGCCACATGGAGGCGATCTGGTGGGCGACGTCTGTGATGTCGGTAGGTGTAGTCATGAGTTCCTCCTGTTCGCGCCTTAGTAGGCGCGCCTGTGTGGATTGAATGGTTCAAGGATGTACGTCCAGGCGGCCAGGCGCTTCAACTCGGTGCCCAGGAGGCGGGTCTCCCCGTCACCCAGGTGCCACCATGGGCCATGCTTGACCCACGCCTGATGCTGGTCGTCATAGACGGTCGAGCCGTCAGACATGAGGCGCATGTCGGCGTGCGTCACCAGCCTGTACTCAAGGGGCGGCTCACTGGGCACTGCGCTCCTCCTTCTCTATGGCCCGTTCCAGGTACGACAGCGCCTTGCGCAGGTCCTCTAGGCGCTTGCTGGAATCTCCCTTACGCCCGAGTCGAGTGAGGTACTTACCGGCGTTCCAGAGGTGAGGATTGTCCGGGAAGAGTGCGTCCAGCACATCCCAGGACTGCAAATCGGCAGTAGCCTCAGGGGCGCCGTCATACACCAGCGCCTCACCCAGCCACACATAGTGCGCTGGCCCCTTAACGGAAGCCGCACCAACATCAACGGGCGCAGCGCCACCGGATGACTTGCGCACAAACGTCACCGCGCCAACGCTCGATGGCGAGACGACAGGCGTAACATCATCCGGGTAGTCGATCAGGGTGACGATGGACTCGCCACTTACCTCGACAGCAAGTGAAGCCCTATCCTGCCCATCCCACTTAAGGGCAAGGCGGCCACCCACCAAGAAGTACCAGTTGGCCACACCACTAGGTGCTATAACCTCGCCACCGCGCGACACGGTAACATCAAGGCCACCTAGCCGGTAACTCTCCACGGATACGCTCCCGGTGACGTAAATGTCCGGCGCATACTTAAGGCGCCCCTCACTCACCAGGTCGTCCCAGTCCTCCTGAGACCTCGCGACATAATTCAAGGCCCGTTCTCCTTTCTAGCAGGACCCACGCCCTGTGGGCGCCTATGGGCCACCTAGACCAAAATGGATCACACGCAAACCTCTGTTGGTAGAAATAAACAGTAGGGCGGTCTAGGTGACTCATAGGCGGGCAGACTGTATCGACTACGCGAGGCAGCGCCGTGCGTGCGGTGCCTGCCACCTATGGCCATAAATCTCTATATAGTTCTCAAGCAACATGCGCAAGCATTATTCAGCGGCGGTCCGCGTTTCTACTGCGCTATCTCCTCCAGGTGAGGCGGGACGCACCCAGCCACGTGAGTGCGAGCCGTCCATCCTAGACGCCCCCAGCAGTCCAATCACTGCTTAGTGAGGTAAGAGATGGCCTCCTCAATCTCCATATCCCCGTTATCCCACTGTTCCTCCCCGTTCTCATCCACGTCATAGACGTCTACGAAAACGGTGGGCTCATCATCCCAAGACAATTCGGCAGTAACATAGATGACCTGACTGTCATCAGTGGGGATGAGCATGTACTGATTAGTGTTCGGAGAGTCCTCAACATCAAAGTCGAACCCCTTGGCCTCTAGGCCGATCGACAGTTCCTCGACCGCAGTCTCCAGCGCGTCAACCAGAAGCATCTCGACGTTAGACATGGCAGTTTCCCTTCCTAGTATGTGGGTGGTGGTTTCGTGCCCGGCAGGGCGGCGTCCTGCGTATCCCGATCCTCTGCATGAGTCTTGCGGTACCGTGATTTCCATGCACGGCGCCTGTTCCTTTTTCTTCCGGTTCTGCCATGTCCGACATCCGTTCGTTTTCGTCCCTGCATTCCGACCTCTTCCCGCCTGCCGATGTGGCGGCCAAATACCAAGGCTACCTGAAAGGCGGCATGACGGCCACCGGCTTTGTGCGCACCGATCCCAAGCTTGCCTGGCCGGCCGATTTGCAAACCCGCCTGCCGCAGTAGGATGCAGCCATGCCGAACGCCATCGAAATCAGCCAACTCTCGCATGCCTACGGCAAAGTGCAGGCCTTGCGTGGTGTGTCGCTCGCCATTGGGCGCGGCGCCACCGTCGGCTTGATCGGCCCCGACGGCGTGGGCAAATCTACCCTGCTTTCGCTGATTGCCGGTGTGCGCACGCTCCAGAGCGGCGAAGTGCGCGTGCTCGGGCACAATGTGGCGCACAAGGCCGAACGCGAAGCGCTGCTGCCGCGCATTGCCTTTATGCCGCAGGGCCTGGGCAAAAACCTCTACCCCACGCTTTCCGTGTATGAAAACATCGATTTCCACGCCCGCCTGTTCGGCCTGAACAAACACCAGCGCAAGCAGCACATCGAGCGCCTGATGCAGTCCACCGGCCTGGCACCCTTTGCCGGCCGCGCCGCCGGCAAGCTCTCCGGCGGCATGAAGCAGAAACTCAGCCTGTGCTGCGCCCTGGTGCACAACCCCGACCTGCTGATTCTGGACGAACCCACCACCGGCGTCGACCCGCTTTCCCGCCGCC